TTTAAAATATAATAATGGCTTAATTGATTGCACATGATTCTTGCCGCAAATGGTTTATTACAGTAGTCTGCTCGTGAAAACATTGCCAATTCATCTTGAGAAAATGAATGTTTATATGCGTCAATGGCTGAAAATCGGTATATTTTATTTTCTGGCAAACCATGTTTTGCGCATTGTTGTATAAAATGATAATTTCTCTCTGGTCTTCTATCTAAATTAATGTAAAAAATGGAATCAATCTGGTTCATTGTTCATAAGAATGTCCATATATTTAAGTGACATTTTAAGATTTTATTTTATTAGTCTTCTTCTAGTTTTTACTCGTGATATTCTTCTTTTTAATGTGACAACTCTTTTTTTTTTGCATTGAAAATTGCCACGGACAAATCCTTTACGATTAATAACAGTTTTAGTACATATTCCAATAGATCGCGATTCATTTTCAGGATCCAGTTTTTTAATGCATTTACATAATTTTTCAGCGATTATTTTTTCGGCATCATGTTTCATCTGTTTTTTGTTCGATGGAATAGACATTTTGTAATACTCTAAAATCTGTTTATAATCGTGTTGGGTGAGAGCCGCCATACATTTTATTTTTATATTTTTCTAAATAAGGATAATATAAAGAACATGAAAATAATAGTGTTTGATTTAGATGAAACCCTCGGGTTTTTCTCTCAATTTGGTACATTTTGGGAACTACTACAGCGACAAAACCCAACATTAACTCATAAAGACTTTTCAGAATTGCTAGATTTATATCCTGAATATTTACGACCAAACATCGTCTCTATTTTGAATTTTCTTAAACATAAAAAAATGAATCAATGTTGTAATAAAATTTATTTATATACAAACAATCAAGGACCGTTAAGCTGGGCAAACGATATTATTTTATATTTAGAAGATAAAATAACACATAAATATAAATTGTTTGATAAAATAATTCCTGCCTATAAAATTGGCAATAAATATATAGAACCATTAAGAACTTCTCATGATAAGTCATATGAGGATTTAATACGATGTATCAATTGTCAAACCGAACATAAAATATGTTTTATAGATGATGTACATCATGTGAAAATGGTTCATGACAGTGTGTATTATATTAACGTGAAACCATATACATACATGTTACCTAGCGAAGAAATTGTTAATCGATTTATAAACTCGGGTCATCATGCGTCAAAACATATAGATAATAATCATCTTTTTTTGGAATTGAAGAAATATTCGTATTCTGAAAAGGACACAAATGAATACATGATTGATAACATTGTATCAAAACAACTCATGATACATTTACAGGATTTTTTGAATAAATCGAGAATGAAAACAACCTTGAGCCAAAAATCACTCAAAAAATGATTAAAACTTACATGTCACCGATCAAAGATTTCACGTATTTTTTTCCTACTTGTGCTATTGCGCTGGTTGTTAATATAAACATTCCAGAAGTAAACGCGAATCTTCTATCTAAATCGTTGAATTCATTTTTTGTGAATGGATTAAAACGAATAATTAAAAATATGCTGACATAAATTTTCATATATGTGTCCAATGTGTTTAAATATTCGCTGCCCTTGTCTGACAATCCTAATATAGAAATAAGTATTAAACTATATGTTATGTAAATAAACAATGTTAATAACAAATTATGTAATTGAAAAAAGGTTTGTTTCATATATTATGTTAATAAATGATTTGTGTTTGTATAAATTTTCTTTTTTTCTCTTAATCAATCAATCAATCACTCTGCTAAAATATCAATAAACAGAGAGAGTTCTAGCACTAGGGTCTGTCGTGTTAGTATATTTAGGCATCCAATAATATGGCAATATTTCATCAGATGTGGGATAATATGATAAAAAGAGTTCCTTATAATATCGTTTTTCTATTTCAATAGATGGTGGATACATTTGCGTTTCTTTTGAAATAAATTTTTGTAATATTTGATATAGCGAGTTTCCAGTCCCACTAACCCCATCACTAAATGCCTCCTTCCTTCTCCACAAAATAGACTCTGGTAAAAGGTGTGATCCGCTGCTATTATGATAATTTTCAATTGAGAATGCGCTTCGTAACAAGTATTTTTCCGGATTATCATGCCTGATTTTAGGGGGAATAGACAAATAAAAATCTACAAAACTTCGGTCTAAAAATGGTGTGCGAGGTTCAAGTCCGTGGGATGAAATACATTTGTCTGACCTTAGAACATCAAATAAATGAATGTCTTTTAATAATCTCCGTGTTTCCATATCAAATTCGATTGGGTCAGGGCATAAATTCATATATAAATAACCGCCGCATATTTCATCTGATCCATCTCCATTAAATATGACTTTTGCTGAACTTTTTTCGGATATATATTTACCTAGTAAATAATTGCCTATACTTGCGCGAACTGTAGTCGTGTCATAACTTTCAATCGCGTAAATTACTTGTGGAATAATAGAAAACATGTCATCTTCAGAAACAACGATTTCCGTATGATTTGTTCCCAAATAATCGGCAACAATACGAGCACAACGCAAATCTTCTGAACCTTTTAGTCCTATGCTATATGTTTCAAGTGGTTGAGTTGAATATTTTTTATGTTCTTCATTAATAAGGGCTGTAATAAGACTGCTGTCTAATCCTCCAGATAAAAGACATGCGATAGGTCTTTCTGTATTTAAATATCGTTTCTGGACTGCTTGAATTAAATAATGTTGAATTCCACGAGTAATTCTTTCTTCATTGTTGTTTAATGAAATAAGAGAGAAAGTTGGTTCATGATATTTTACATTTTTTAACACAGGGGTCCATTTTGATAAAACCTTATTTTGAATAACATATTTGCTATATGTCCCTGGTGTAAATTGCGTAATGTGTGCTTTTGTCGGGTCAGCATCGGCAAATTCACTAAGCATTTTTAATTCTGACGCGAATCCAATTAATTTGTTATATAACAATGGGTTAAGACAATATAATGGGCGAACACCATATGGGTCTCTTGCGATATACATGGTGTTTATTAAACAATTATTTATAATACGATTGTCACATAAACAAAACGCAAACACGCCATCCAACATTTTAAGTGTTTGATATATGCCATATTTTTTATATAAATGGATAATAACTTCACAATCGGAATCAGTTTGTTTGTCTTGTTCCTCGATTCCCATCAATTTATATAATTCTTTATAATTATATATTTCACCATTACAAATCAAAGAGATATCATCAACGCAAATAGGTTGATTAGATTTATCATTTAATCCATTAATGGCCAATCGGTGAAATCCAAATTTAGCATAAATAGAGATATTTTGTAACACAGAATGTTCTGGACCGCGACGTTGACCCAACATAAATTGATATTTTATAAATTCTTCTGTAAACAAAACATTTGTATGACTAATATTAAGGAGAGAAAAAATGCCACACATCTTATTTAATAGTAGTTTGATTTTTTTAATATATTATTTTATATATAATGAATAGCCGAATTTATGATAGAAATATTCCTTCGCAAATGCTACAACCTTATATAAGTGTTAGACCTGTAATGACAAAATATTCATTTATGCCAATTGTTGATCCTAGAAAAGAATTGTCTGTAAAACTAGAACAACAACCTACATATAATTCGAATATTGTGTTTAATCCAGGCAATGACATGGCACCGTGGTCTGGTTATTCTTCTGGCATAAATGTAGAATCTGAATTGCGAGGTCAAATATATGCACTTCAAAAATGCGACCAGGCTGTATATGTTCCGAATAGTAATAGTGATTTATATAAGCATTCATTCAAGCCTTTATCTTCATCTTCATCTTCATCTTCATCTCAAACACACGATTTGTTGTTTAAAAAGGAAAATTTTTGTGAATTTAATCCTCTTCCAAATGGTGTAAATATGGGATTATTTAATAATTCTACACGAACAGCAATGCTTCCATTATAGTTTTATGTATTGTGTATTGCTTAAAAATCTACGTTTAAGAATGGATGTAATTCGTTAGGATTTAAACACTTTAATATTGAATTTATATATATGACGGATAAATTCAATGAAATCTTGTATAATAAACATTTTTTAGAGAGAAACTCATACAACAATAAAATTAGTAAAAAAGATAAAAAATTTTATAGAAAACGTATTTTAAATTTAACGCGTGAACTATTTCTTTCATCGGATGAGTATAATCCTGACATTAACGAGGCATTTATGAATTATGTATATCATTGTGTTGAACATTTTAAAAATACCGACACAAATGATATTTTACAAAGTGAATATGCGGATGTAGATGTAGATGCGGATGTAGATGTGGATGCGGATGTAGATGCGGATGCGGATGTAGATGTGGACGCGGATGATGAGAATGACAACATGAATGCTTATAATTCTTCAATAATCCGAAAAATTGTAAAATCAAATACATTGGATAATTTTATCATTAGAAATGTTATTAAAAAAAAAGAATCTGAACAGTTGCCTCTTCAAAAAGAAATTAATTTGAAAGACCCACTATTAAAAGTAAAAGGTATTGTAAAAAAGAAAAATCTAATAAATACATATGAAGAACAGGAAAACATTGAGAAACAGGAAAACACGTCGTCTGACAGTGAGATTAAACAAGAAACAGAAGATACATCCAACGCATAAACAACGACAACATATTACAGGCGGTAAAAAAACAAGAATAAGTCGTAATGTGTTGACAAAAATGTCATGTAGTCCAAAAAATGGTCCTTCGAATGATTTCAGTTGTTACACAAACGACGCGTTGTTTAAATTGAAGGATAAATGGAACAGTAGACATCCTGACACCATTATTCACTCAAACAATCCAAAAGAAATATGGGAATTGTTAGGAAAATATATGAATAAAACATGTCGAAGAGAATCGTGTTGGCTAATTCAAGATTTTGCCAAAGGTGAAATGGACGAATTAAAACAGTCATTCGCCCCAGCATCGCCTGAAGAATGGAAAAAAAATCCGAATGAATGGTTGTCAAGTGTAGACATTATGAATGTTATGAAACAATATGAAAAAGTATATAAATGTTTTGATTTTTTCGGACCAACACCAATTGATTTTGACACAAAAGAAACAGATGGCGTATGTGTATGGGAAGAAATATGTAATTTAAATTTAAAACAGCAACAAACGAATGGTAAAACGAAATTAGGATTTATTTTTAACACAGACCCGCATTACAAAGGGGGAGAACATTGGATTTCTCTCTTTGTAAACATTAAAAAAGGCACAATTTTTTTCTTTGATAGCGCTGGCAATGACATTCCTCGTGAAGTGCAAGTATTGGTGGATAGAATTATAAAACAAGGAAAAGAATTGAATGTACACTTTAAATTTGATAAAAATTATCCTGTAGAACATCAATATGGAAATACTGAATGTGGGGTATATTCTCTCTTTTTTATTGTTCATATGTTGGAAGATAAAATTACAGGCAATTAT